TCGTTGCCGTTGAGCCCGAGCAGATCCTCAATGCCGGGAAGCGCGCTCGTTCCCGCGTTGAGGTACGGCTTGAACAGCGTCTGGGTGAGGTCGAACTCGCGCCTTTGCTCGGCAATTGCCGCAGCGTCCGACTGCTGTTGGGCGTGAGCGGCGCTCGACGCACCCGAACTCGCGAGAAGACCTCCGCCGATCGCGCCTACCGCGCCAATGATCGGCCCGATCAGTGCGGTCGGCATGGCTTGCTCCACTGGTAAATATCGTAGGTGACCGGACCGAAGCCGATGTTCACCGTGTCGGTGCCCCATTTCGTGAGACCGGCTTGGGTCGTGTAATGACGAAGAGCCGCGTTGCCTGAGATGCGCGCCCAAAGACGCTCGGCACCTTGCTCGATCATGCGGTCGATCGCTTCGCGCGCCATTCTGTACGCCTCTGGACCGCGACCCTCAGGCTCGACGAGGACGTGGATTTCGTAGGTCTCGGGAGCCGACCATTGGAACAGCATCGCCCCATGCTCCCACACCATCGCGTGGTTGTTCGGATTGGCGACGAACGGGGCGAGATCGAGGTAGCTTTGCCCGTCGCCGCCACAGGTCGGGCGAATATCGGGATGATTGGCGAGTTCGTTCAATCGCTCGGCGCTGAAGTGCCTCTCAAGACAAAGCTCTGCCACCGCGCCCATATGCGCGGAACATTACCGACAGGCGGCGCGCTCAAGCGATTGCACAATTGCCGTCACTCGACCCACTGAAACATCTCGTGGAACACGTCCGTAGCCTCGGCATCCACGATCAGGTCGCGGCGCGCAATTTCAGCCAGCCACGACGGCACCAGCGCACGCGGAATCGGGCACGTCTCCGGGTCGTGGAAGATGCCCACCGTAGTCTTGCCGCTGGCGAAGAAGCCAATGATGAGATGGCCGACAAGCGGGTCTTTGGCGTCTGACGCGTCCGCTACCATCTTGGCATGGCGGATGACCTCGCCTTGGCGATTGTCACGCGGCGACTGTGGCTTCATCACAACCACGTCAGCGCCGCCGTTCTTCATGCGAACACGGCCAATCCGGGCACGGAAGTCGCTCACTGCCCCACTATCCCGAACACACGCTGGCCGCGATTGATCTTCGCCTGGTCGCGCTCGACTGTCCTGACGATGCGATGAACGCGCTCGCAGAAGCGGCACTGCCGATAGCCGAGCCCGGATGCGTTGCTGTTCTCGGGCGTCTTGGGATGACCGCAGCGGAAGGTCATTTCTTCTTGCGCTTTCCGAGCTTCTTGCGGGCAGCAGCCTTGATCTTGTTCTCGGTCCCCTTCGAGATGTTGCCCGCCTTATAGGACCGGGTTGCGCCACCAATCGCCAACCGAGCGTGCTTCTTGTCGCCAATGGGGAACGAGCCGTTCGGGCCGACCTTCTTGCCCTTGACCTTACTGCGCCGAAGTTTCGCCATTGCTCTTGCCCTTCGCCTTGAAGAAGTTGGTGAGCGCCGCGAACCGCGACGAATGCGCCTGATGCGCGGCCTTCACCTGGTTGGTCTTGGCATTGGTCGCCTCGATCGCGAGCTGCTGCGGAAGGTGCGCGGTCTGCGTCCGCAGATGCTCGGTCTCGGCGGCGGTCTTGCCGATCTCGGCGATCTTGTGGACCGCCTCCAATCCGTCCGGAGGCGTCGGTGCTTCCGCAGGGCCACCCACCGCCTGTGCCTGCGCGAGCTTGAGCACCGTGTCGGCCGCGCGCTGTTTCGCCGATGCAGCAAGGTCTTCAGCCTTGGCCTGCGCGACCACCACAGCTGGGTCGGGCGGCTGCTGCTGTTGCTGCGCTGCGGCCTGCTCCATTGCCGCTTGCTCTTCATCCGTGGGCTGGGTCGCCCCGAGGGTCAGCAGCTGCTTGCGCGACCAATCCTGGACATCGCTCAAACCCTCGCCGTCCGTGTTCATCACGGCGGTCAGCAGGAGAACCCGCGCAAGGTCCGTGTCCTGCGCCTCGACCGCGACCGAGGCCATGTTCATGCACGACTTCACCGTCTTGTCGCGGCGGGTCGACGTCGCCTCGGTCACATCGACCACGACCTTGTAATGGCCGCGCGTGAAATCGTTCTGGTAGCCGGACTTACCCTGCTTGTTGACGTAGTTCTGAACGAGCGTAGCCGTACCGTCGTTGCCGTCCTCGGTCATCGTCTCGACTTCGCGTCCCGGCTCGAAATAGACATCGGCGCACTGCGAGACGTAGATTTCACCGCCGCACTTGGTGGTCTTGCGCCAGTTGTCGAGGAAGATCCCAGAACGCGCATCGACACGGGTTGCCGCGAACTCCAGCGCATCGGCCGACGTATTGGCCTTCACCTCGTCCGAGCCGTCGTCCTGGTTCTCGGTCAGGTCGGTGCGCGCGATCTGGAGGACAGCGGCGGTGTTCGGATCGACGGACGGCGCTTCAACCTTGCCGATCGGGCCGGCGGAAAGCACTTGTCCGGTCGCCGGATCGAGCAGCGGCCTCACCACGGCGTAGGGATGCCGATCGACGATCTGGTTTTTCCACAGGTCCGCCAGATGCTGCGGCATTTGCTCTTCGGCGAAGATCGGGATTTCGCGCGGCGACATTGCCGAGGTCTCGGCCATCTTCGAAACTGCCGCATTGTACAGCTTCTGGATGTCCATCTTCTGCTGAGTGTAGCCCTCGAAACGCTCGATCCCGTCCACGACAGCACGCTTGCCGAAGAACGGCGCAATCGGGATGCGATCACCCGCAATCAGGCCCTTGTCCTCGAGCACTTCGGCGCCCGAAAGGATGTACTTGTGGATGCGGCAGCGCTTCATCTGCCGGGTCTTCACCTGCCAGCCCATCTTCTTGAGGTCGGCAAGCTCCGAATCGTCTATCTCGCTGTCCCAGTAGCGCTCTTCAGCCTGACTCAATCGGTTGGTGAGGACGTACAGCTTCTCGGTGACATCCTCGCGCTCGTAATATTCGCAGGTCTTGACGACATCGGGCGTGTACCAGTCGTAAGGCGGGTCGATTCTCGGCTCGGGCCAGTCGGTAATGCTATTCGGATACTGTTCCTCGAACAGGACGCGGGCGTGGGCCGTAATCAGGAACGCATAGGGCGCGTCCGACTTGTCGTACCTGTCCGAAGGCCCGAAATAGACCCTCTGGTCGGCGTCGGTGATGGTGCAGCCGGGATTGATCCGCTGCGCATCCGATTCCTTGTCGTAGGGATCGGCATATTCCTGGGTCAGGCGATAGGCCCCGAACCCCCCATCCACTCCTTCGCCGAACGCATTGTCCCATGCATCGTCAGAGCCGTAGAAATAGGCGTCGGCGCGGTACATGCCATCTAGGGTCTCGGCAGATTGGTCGTCGCCCTTGCCGTTCGCCGGCCTGAAGTCGGGGACGATCCGGTTCTCGTTGTAGTCGCGCTTGATCTTGTCGATGCCGTTCTTGACCAGCGGGATTTCAAGCTTGATCTCATCGGGGAAGCAGTCGCCGAAATCGCCTTCCCACATGGCACCGGGGATATTCACGAAACGTCGCGCAATGAGACAGAGGCGGCGCTGCTCCAGTTGGGGAAGCGCTGACACGTCGAAGTTGCGCATGGCGCGCTCGTACACCGCCTCCAGCGCGTCGGGAGCGGTGTCCTGGTCCTCTAGGGCTGAGTCAGGCTCGTAGTCGTTGGCCGGGGCGGGCGCGGTCGCCATTCAAGGCTACAGGTCGAGCTGCTTGGCGGTGAACGGCCACTGGTCGCGCTTGAACAGCTTGGCGCTGACGAACGCTCCGGCGAAGTACAGAGCGGCGGGAACGATGATGAGAGCGGTGACGATGTGCATGGCGCAGCTCCTTGCGCCACCGTGTTACCGCTCCGGGTTAGTCGTGAGCGATTGCACAATTACCGGGACAGGCGCGCCAGCCAAGGCTATTCCGTCACATGGCGCACTACAGGGCAATTCCTAATGGCCGACGCCACCTGTTCACACGCCGCAACCCATGCATCCATGAAATCTTCGGTGGCGGTGAACGCATCTGGTATGGAACACGCTTGGCCTTCCGCTATCTGTGCGGCAATCTCGCGAGGCATCCACGGCCCATTCCTTGCGTCTCTCGTATATTCGGCTGCAATTTCCTGTGCAGCAGCATGAATCTCCTCGATCGACATGACGACTACCTCCTCAATGCCAGCGACGGGATGCTGAGCGCCACGGTCTGCGGCTGCGCATTCAATGCCCGTCGTGCACCTTCGACCGCATACCTCAGCGCGTCAATCAGGTGATTATCCTTGTCCGCCAGAACCGCCGTCACCTGTCCGGTCAGGCTGTCCACCTTGTAACTGTAGTGGGTCAATTCGTCGATCAGATGCGTGCAGCGCGGGTGGATGATGAGGTCATAGCTCTTCAGGAACTCGATCCCCTCCTCGACCGAGCGCGAGCCCTTCAATGCCGGGGCAATCCTCGGAAAGCCGTTCTTCCTCAGATGCGAGATCGTCTCCGGCCTTGAGCTGTCGGCCGTCATCCAGAATTTCTCGGCATCGGGAATGGTCATGAACAGCGCCGGAAGGTTCACGATCTCGACCTTGAGGCCCCATGCCTCGTGGTCGATGAAGATCTGTCGCCCGTCGATATGGCACCGCAACGCACAGGACGGATCGATCGAATAGCCGAAGTCCGCGCCCAGCCTGAACTCGGCACCCTCCGGGCTGGCGAACTCGCGCACCTCCCAATTCCTGAATACCCGCGCTTCGGAATTGCGGCGGTACTTGCCGAGCCAGACATGCTCATACTTGTCGAAGTCGCGACTTCGGTCGTACTCCATCTCTGCCCTGAGCACGTCGGGAAACCATCGGTTCTCGGTGTAATTGATCTCGCGCACGATGCTCTGCGGCGGCGGCAGGAACTTGTGTCGCTCGTCCTCGTCCAAATGGTTGCCGCGAAACATCGCATCGACCGGATCAGTGTCGAGGTCCGGGTTCCATGTCCAGATCAACCGGCTTCCCGGCTTGCGGATGGTGGGCACAAGCGTGTCGATGCTCGACTGCGAGAACGCCTGCGCCTCATCGCCCCAGAACGTGGTAATGCCCTCCATCGACTTGATGCCGTTCGCATTGCCCTTGATGCCAGAGAACAGGAACAGGCTCTCATGCGGTCCTCGGATTTCCTGCTCGGTCGAATTGAACGCAGCTCTCACGCCAAGCCGGTCGATCGCGTCATCGATCAAGCGCTTCGATGAATCGCGGATGCTCTTCTGGAGCTCGCGGCCACACAACACCCGCTCATGCCGCTCCATCGCCTGAAGCACCAGGCACGTCGCTACCGTGTAGCTCTTGCCCGCACCGCGACCGCCGTACCATGCCAGATGCCTGAAGGGTTGCCACAGGTCGCGCCGGTAGCGGGGCAGTTCGATCTCAGGAAGCCTGTCCATCCACGTCTCGAATCACGAAACCGGGTGGCAATGGGTTCTCGGGGTCCGAGCCGATCAATTGCTTGTCACCATAATCCTGCCGGTTCCATTTGCCGATCAAGCGCATCCGCGTGTCGATCCTGATCTTGCGATGCGCGATCTCGGCCTGCGCGTCCTCACTTGGGAGCGGCGCATCGGCGATCTCAAGGCTTTCGTCGGCAAGGTAATGCGTGCCATCCTGTTTCGCGCGCGCGGAAAGTGCCCTGAATTCGGCATTCTCCTGCTCCCACCGCCGAACACAGGAATAGCTCGGCATGGCGTCGTCGCGGCATATCTTCGCCAATGGCTCGCCACATGCGAGGCGCTGGCAGATCGCGTCGGCAAGCTCATCGGTGTAGATGGACGGCCTACCCATCAACTAGCCCAAGCTCTTCGTCTGTCATCAACCAACGGATAGCGCGTTCGAGCAGCGCCTTGTCATCCCTCAGCAGGCCCAGAGCCGTGTTGCAATTCGCACATAGCAACCCCCGGACGCGACCTGTTTTGTGGCAATGATCGGCAGCAAGAGCGATCTTAAATTCACTCCGATGCCGCTTACAAATGCCACATTCACCCTGCTGATAATCAAACATGAAGTCATAGAGCTCGTCAGACACCCCGGCCCTGTTTCGCTTTCGCTGTCCAAATCCTGCGCGCGATCGGCGCGGTTGGACGCGCTCGCAGTATTCGGGCTTGTATTTGGTCGGGCGGCCTGCTGGCATCAGTACCCCCGCTTCGGCAGCACGGTTGCGACGGTACGGCCCTTCAGCTTCAACCTCGCGCCATTGCCGAGCTTCACGGTATCGCAGCCAATGTCGGCAGCGGCATCGATCATTCTGCCAGACGCGGAGATTTCCGCCTTGGCCTTCTCTACGTCGATGCCCCACACCCGTTCGAGATAGCGAAGCACGGCATGATCGGAGATTTGGCACATCATGCGCACTCCAACTCAAGCTCAATCATGCCGGAGAGCAACTCGAGCTTGTCAGCTAGGCTGCTCACGATCCTGTTGCCGATCAGCGGGATTTCGCTCCAGAATGCCATGCGGCAAATGAGCTTGTCGCCTTCATCACGAAAGCGCTCTGCGCGCTGCCGGTGATACCAAGCGTTTGGCTTAGCAGTGACGGCGGAGCGGGTTATAGCTACCGCGGCCTGCAATTGAGATTGCGCCAAGGCGTTGTGCAGATCGGCCTGCTGCATCGCGATTTGCGCATTCACGGCGTCACGCTGAGCGTCAACCGCAAGTCGCCCAATCAGGTTAATTGGGATGGCAACATGGGCTACGGGCATCATCAATCCCTACCATCGCTCAAGGCTCGGTTCCTTTGCACTTATGCGAGCCCCAATCGACCAACGGGTCGTGTCCGCTGCTCGCCGACAATGCGCTGGATGCCGCCAAGCTTACCGATCTGACGCCACACCGCACCAATGGTGCGATCGATCACCGGCGCAATCTGTTTGGGCCGCATTCCTTCACGGAGCATCCGAACAAGCTCCATCTCGTCCTCTCCCGTCCAAGGCGCGAGACGGCGTGGATCCTTGCGGCGAATGTACCGTAGGGCAGTCTCGAGAAACATCGATTCCCGCTCGCTCAGTCCGCGCTCCCGGCCCAAGGCTTCGGCAAGCTCGATGACCATTTCAACCATCGTGATTTCGCCGATTTCTTGCGGCTCGTCCTGATGCGGTCGAACGTCGATGACATCGGGAACTCGGCGGCGATTGATCTGTTGTTCACGTATGGCCGCGACGGCGCGCCGGAGCTGCCGCACTGACCAATTCTCTTGCGCAGCACGATCTAGAAGAGCGTCAGCGTCAGCCGGAGTAAGGGGAGAAACCTCTACATGGTGTGACCAAGAAACAATGTCCCGTCGTCGGGACGTTTCGAACGCTCTGCAAACAGAGCCGGCATTGCGAAGGGTCTGAAACTCACGGCCGAAAATGCCCTCAGCAGCGGCTTGTGCCCTTGCGCCATAACGATGGTCGCCGAACGCCCACCAGTCGCCGATATGCCAGTTGATGACCTGAGCTCCGGCGCACAGGTGCTTTCCCAGAGAAACCCAGTCATCGAACGCCATGCCTTTCGGTAATTCGAGGCCTAGCGCTGGCTTGCCGCTGCGATCAAAAACCTGAAGCTCGTTCATTTGCGTTCCCTCCCCATGACGCTGACCTGATTGGGTTAACTGACTGAATTTGTTCGCTTAAGCCCATATTGAGCGAGGATTTCAGCAGCTTCCTCGGCCGTGCAATATTGCGGCTTTGGCCCAGCGATTTGCAGCGGCTCTTCGTTGCGTGAGATCGTGCGCCGGAACTTCAGCGAGTCCTCGATCTCGGCCATGATCGTCGGCACGATTTTCGAAGGATGGTCGCACTTCAGCCGAGCGGCCTTTGCCCCGACCACGAGCAAGTCAGGCGGAATGTCCTTCAGCGTCTGCCATGCGACAGCGAACCAATCCCGGCGCGTCTCTTCATCCATGCCGACCGGAGCGACCAGCGTGAGGCAGGCGGTCAGCTCGTTGCGAAAGACCGTTCGCGCTTCATCGTCCGAAGACTTGGAGAGCTGCCCGTGCCGTTGAGCTGAGGCCATCGGCGGGTTGATGTCTTCCCAAGGTGTTAGTTCGCTGCTGTCGTTCATTTTGCACCCATTCCAGCTTCACAGTTACCCATCCGCGTTCCACTGCCAGCGCGAGCACTTCTCCAGGCGGAAAGCCGTGCTCGGCGCAGATGCGCAGGTTCTTGACGATCGCGGCGTAGGCCGTTTCGTTCATCCCGGCCTTTCGGCGCTTTGGGCTTTTCAGGAAGTCGGTCCAAACCTGCAGCGGGACACCGGGAGGCAGCGCCCACACGCGCTTTGCTGAAGAAGCTTTAGCTTCTGAAGCTACTGGTTCTGACTGGTTCCGTGTTCCGTTTTCGGTACTCTTTCGAGGAAAATCGGAACTGTTCCGCTTTTGGTACGGTTCCGTTTGTGGTATGCTTTCTAGGTGCAGACGATAGACCTTGATCTGTCGCGTGCGCCCAGCTCTTCCTCCTGTGTCGGATATAAACCCGCCGATCTCCAGCGCATCCAGATTGGCGATGATGCTCTTGCGATCGAGGTCACTAAAATCGGCGAGCTCAGCCAAGCTCGGAAAGGCGAGCGCATCCTTACGCGAGGCGCATTCTGCCAAGCCCATGAGTACGAGCTTCGTGCCGGATGAGCCGGTGCGCTGTTTCGCGGCCCAAGCAAGTGCGTCGAAGCTCATGCCGCCACCTGAGTAGATGTGGTGGTCATCCCCGCACCCCTTGAAGCTCAGCGCTTCGAGGAGCACCGCAGTCAGTGAGTTGTCGCATCCAGCGGCGCTTGCGTTCGGGTCGCTTGGCAGGTGCGCGAGCGCGTGATGGGCGCGACCATTCGCCACCGTCAGTCAGCCCCATGTCGATGAAGCCAGCAGCTCTCAGTGAGGTTCCGGGCTCGGCAGGAAGCGTGTACGTCCACGCCTCGCGATAACCGAGCGCCTTTGCAGCTCGGCAGATCGCCCCGTAGAGCATGGAGCAACCATTCTCTGCGCCGTTCGTTGATACCCGCGAGATCACAATGCGACCCGTGCCCTGCCAAACACGCGGCGGATTGCCCGCAACAGCCACACCGCACAGTTCGCGGCCGTCGTGAATCGCCACCGCAAACAGGCCGCCTTGTAAATGCGGCAAATGCCGATGAGTCTGGCGCACCCAAGCGCGAGCGGCTTTGACGGTGACCGGATGCAGCATCACCGCAGCTCTCCGCTGCACGGCGCGCCGCAGCTCTTCAGAAACTCAAACGCATCGTCCATGTTGTCTACAGTGGCGACGGGCCAGCCGAGCTCTTTCAGGCGTTCATGCATCGCCTTCTGTTCGTCGCTGAGACGGCCGCCTGGACGCTTCACTTCAATGAGTGCGCCTTTGCCGGGAGCCCACAAGCAAAGGAGGTCCGGGAATCCCTTCTTCATCCCGTCGCCGACGAGCTTGCCGCCCTTGATCCTTCGCATGTGATCGTCGCCGGCGAGATGCGCGCCGTTGGGGACGTGCGTGACGAACACTTCACGGAAGCAGGTGCCCATCATTCTGAGCAGACTGCGCTGCGCCTGTCGCTCTGAGGGTAGCGGGAGCATTAGGCGGCCTCCCGAACACGGGGGCTAAGCGTCTTCGGGACAACGATTTCTACGCCATGTTTGCAGTAGATTTTCGATGCGTTTCCGCGCCGAATCTGGTATGGACCGTAGGCGAGAAACGACGCCTTGATCTTGAAGCGACGACACATCGCGCGGTCGAAAAAATCGTGATCCTCGCTAGTCAGATAGATCGCGCGGACCTCCAACTGCCGGAATGCGCATTTCTCGAGCGCCGCGTCGATACGGTCGAGGATCGTCACCCCGGCCTCCGCCCGTTATCGAGCAGCAGATAGACACCATCGCCTTCAGCTAGACCGAAATGATTCTCGGCTTTACGGAACAGATGATGACAGGCTTCTCTCAGCATGAAGCTGCCGGAGATCGCATCTTCATCGGCTTTGGGATTAACGGCCGAGAGTGCGCCGCCGCACTTGCCGTGGTATTGATGGGCGCCGAGGTTCATTTGCCGAGCCCCCGCCGGATCGCTTGTGCGGTTTCGTCCTCGCGGACCTCGCGCTGGTTGCGGTGGCCGGGGAACGGCATATGCGCGTTGTTCTTCGGACCGCCCCAATTCGACGGAAGCGGCACATCCACATTGCACGCACCTTGAGGCGCGCGATTACTCGCGTTCATTACCAACCCTCCCGCTGGCCGTTCCCCGCGAACGACCGGCTAATTCAACTTCATCATGCGAACTTCGCGAGCCGCGTCAGGACTTCGATGATTTCGCGCTGCGTACTGCGGACTTGCTCGGCCTGCCCCACATAGCCGCCGCTGTAGGCGGGCTTTGCAGCGTCATTGTCTTCTTCGGGCTGCGGACAAACGCGGTCCAAAACGACGCGCGCGAGCGAGCGGATTTCGTACGCCTGATCGTTGATAGTGTGCAGCAGCGATTGAAGTTCGGTCTGCTCGACTGCTTTCAGATTTTGGCCGGCGGTCCCGGCACATGCCTTGTCTGCGTAACCGTATTCCATTCTATTCCTCCTCCAATGCCTGCAGTTCGCGCAGCAGACGGCGGCGCTTCTCGGTTGTCGTTTCTGGATGCGGGATTTGCATTTCCCAGAGCTGGCGAACGTCCGCGCAATGCTCCGGCCAGCGGCCCAAAAGCCTTGCAATTGTCACGAAATTCAGTAGGTTGCGCTGGTACTTCGCGTTCTCGATTGTCTCACCGTCAACGTCGAGCTCCGCGCCAATCTGAGCCATTGTCAGTCGCTCTTTGTATTCGATGCTGAAGATCGCGTTGGAGAGCGCGGCAAGGGACGCCTTCCGGTCTACGGGGCCATAAAGGCAAAGACGTTCCGGCGCCGTAGCCACTAAAGGCCCTCGCCGTGAGGTGCGATCTCACCATGCGCGCTATCAGTGCAGGCGGCTGTCCACCCTCCCCGGCAGTCGCCTGCTTTGCGTATGTCCTGAGCTTCAGCGAAACTCAGCAGGAACCAGATCCCGCCGGCAATGGCGATGCCGTAGAGCAGCACCATTCCGAGATAGGTGATGGCCTCCCCACTCATTGCTACGGCGTACCTGGCAGTGGGGACGACTGGCGCGGCGAGTGTCTAGGCCGGCCGCGCCAGTCGTGTTCGCGCAGCCGGAGGTTGGAGGCTGCGCGCGTGACGAACCGAGTCCTAACCAAAGACAGTTGGGAACTTTCAACCGTGTCAGTGGCATCTATCCAATGCTCGGTACGACCAGAGTTAGTGGAGGGCGCGTCATGCCTGCCCCGTTCGATGCACCTGTCTTTTGCGACGATCCGCCCGAGTTCGAGCTGCGAGAAGGAATGGTTCACATCGTTCAGCGCATGGGCAAGCGGTCGCAGACCGAGCGCATCATGCGACAGAGTACATTCCTCAAGGCGCTCAAG